AGATTATGCTTGGTGAACGATATCAGCTCCGATACCTAATTGAACACCTCCTGAGTAACGAGCAACTAATCTCATATTGTCAGAACCGTCAAGAGCAGCCATATCCATCAAAGAAATTCTCGTTTGGTCTCCTAATAAGTCAGTACCAAAGAATAAGTTAGATTTTTCTGCTGCTACTAATTGGTCGTTTGGCATACCGTTACAAACAGCGATTTTGTACCCTTCAAATACAGGAACATAATCTCCATTCATATTGTAAGCACTAACATATCCTAAAGTAGATACTGCTGAAATATATAAAGCGTAAGTCTTAGGACTCATATAGATATGTAAGTCATCCTTTCTCAATACTGCTGAAATATCAGTTGCCATATCAGCCGTTAAAGTTTGCAAGTTAGCGATAATGTTAGCCGCTGTATAAGCACCTGAAGCAGTTGAACTGTTTACTGTACCATCTACTGCAAATGCTCCTGTAGTAGCTGTTAAGAACCCTTCAAATTGTCCTCCTGTTGCGTCAGCTCCTGACCATACTGAACCTTCAACTCCATTTGCGATAATTTCGCCCATATAAGAAATTACGTAGTCATCAAAACTTGCAGGTGGTGGTGCTCCTGCTCCTGCTCTCATTTGTAACGCTTCCCAAGAGTCAAGTAATGTAGACTTGCATAAGTCAAGGTTAATTTGTAGATTTTTTGGCTCAAGTACATTTTCAGTAAGTGCTAAAGTTCCTGCGTCAGTAAAGTCGCAAGAAGCGTTTGCTATTAAAGATGAACCTGCCATTCTTTGGATGTTAGACTTATACTTGATGTTTTCAATCAAAGTTAAGTAGTCTAGTGAGTTTGCTTGGTTTAAAGCTGCACTGATGTAAAATCCTGCCGCCTTTCCTGCAAAGTTGCTTGTCGTAGTGAAAGCCATAATTTTTGTTTTTTATTTATTAATTATTATTTATTTAAATCTTGTAAGAACTTTTCTCTTTTAGATAGTTTGTTATATTCTTTTCTAGCCATTGGTTTTCTGTCTGAACTGAACTTGTTAGTATCTAAAGGTGCTGAAGCAGGTTGTGAAGCCAACTCAGTTTTTAATCTTTCGTTTTCTTCTTTTAACTTAGTTAATTCGTCTTCTGCTGAAAACTCAACTACTTCTGTAGTTTTTATAGACTTAGGATTTGTAGAAGGTTCTTCTGTTTCTTCAGCCATTTCTTCAACTTCTTCTTCAGTATCTTTTTCTTCTCCTTTTAAGTCTGCTACTGCGTCTTCTAAGTTTTGAATTCTTTTCTCCATACCTTCCCAATCTTGTACGTCCGCTTCTTCTCCATCATCTTCAGCTAATTCTTCTTCAACTACTTCTTCAGTAACTTCTTCTTCAGTTTCAGATTCAATAACTTCAGCAACAATACCTTCTTCCTCAACTCTGAAAGATACGCCGTCTTCCGTCTTGTACGTTCCAACAGGTAATAAAATTGTAGTTCCATCCTCAGTCAGAACTGAAATATCTACTCCTGCTTCTAATTCATCAGCAGTTGAAACGAAAATAGTCCCGTCTTCTGATTTTGATTGCCACTCTAACTTAACTGTTTCTTCTTTGTTAAGACCTAGAGCTAATAAGATTTGTTCTTTAATGTCCATAATTTCTTTTTAGTTTTATTAGTGTTTGTAATATATAATAGATAAAGTATTACTTTGTTTGATTTTGCTTAATTATTTCATTTAGTGCTGCAAGAATTTCCTCATTACTTGGTGCTTTTTCTGACATCTGTTCCATCTTGTCCGTAAAGTAGCCTTCAATTGATAACCCTTTTAATTCTCCATCTTTTATCTTAGACCAAATTTCATCATTAGAAATTTTTAGCTTAACCATCCAAGTGCCTACAGGAAGTGAATACCCATAAAGTGTAGACTTATCTAATTTAGTATCTTCAATAATCCAAGACTCAACAGTTAAAACTCCTGAAACTCTATCTTGATGTTGGTATGTAGCTTTATGGTGATTGTTATGCCTTAAATAAAGTTCAGAAGCTTTGCGTACTGTTTCTTTTGAAAAGTAAACATAGTAATCTGAGTCTGTGTTTGGGTCGTGTCTGAATATTTGCTTGTTAGGAATAAGTGCAGGACTAACTAGCATTCTTTTCTCCTCATCTACTTTTGCAAATGTTAAGTTGTTCTTTTCTTTCCCAAAGTAAACAAAGTCCTGTTCTATTGCAGGTGAAGTTACTAGACTAATTGCGTCAATAGCAAGTTCCTGATTGTCGTCTGAAATAATTAATTCAACAATAGATGTAGTCTTTTCGTAATTGTCTTTATTCGCTTCTTCACATTCAGCAACTGAGTCATAAGTACAGCTTCCTGTCTTTCCCCATTTATATTTTCCGTTTTCACATTGTTCGCAAGGCATAGTATATAATATATTTAGTTAATTTTTATTTGATTTTAGATTGTAGCCCTTCTTCTAATATTGGCTAATTGATTCTGACTGTTAGTCATTTCATCTGTTACAACGTACGCTCTAGTCGGTTCAGGTTCTAATCCGCCTGATAAGTCAAAAGCTCCTGACATCATTTGAGGTGCAGGTGTAGCAGGTGCTGCCATACCTCCGACACTTCCTCCGCCTCCGCTTCCTTCAGGTGTTGGTGTATTTATTATCCCTTGTACTTGTGTCATACCAAAAACTCCTGTTGCTATTGCTTGAGCTATGTTCCAAGGTCCATAAGGTTTCATACCTAAAGCAGCAGTTACCGCTTCCTTAGTATTCATTATTGCTGAGGCTACTGCAACTGCTTTTCCTACTGCGCTACCTTCTCCTGCTATTTTAATAGCCGCGTCCGCTCCCATTTTTAAAACTTTCTTTTTTGTATCGGCTAATTTTTTGGCAATATCTTCTTCTCCTTTTGCTGTCTTCTTCGCTGCTGCTATTCTTATTTTAAATTCCTCGTCTGTTTCGTCTTTTATCCTATCTAAATCCCAATTCTTTTTTGCTAGTTTGTTTAATTTATCTGTTGCATTTCTTTCTTTTTCTTCTTTAGCTGCTTTGTCCTTAGCTGCTTTTTCGTTTGCTGCTATTTCATTTGTCAAAGTTTCCATTTCAGTAGCAAGTCTTTTCTGAGTTTGGAATGATTGAGTTTTTAAATTTATTAACTCAACTTCTAGTGCAACTAAAGCGTCTTCATCTTCTTGCAAATTTTCAGACAAAGCCATTGTTTCCTTTTGAATTCTTATCTTTTCTTTTTGTAATTCCATTGCATCAGCAGTAGTCTTAAGTTCTAAGTCGTTTGCTTTTTGAAGTGCTGCAAGTCGTTCTTCTTGTGTTTTACTTTCATCTAACGCTTCTAGTCTAGCTTTCTGTATTTCTTGTCTCGTCTGTGCTCGGTCTTTTGCAAAATCATTTTCTAATTGCCTTAATTCTTGTGTAGCTTTCTTTAATTTCGTTGCAGCAGTTACATCCTTATCTATTTCATCACCTATAGACTTAAACCCTTTAGCCATTTTACCCGTTAAGTCATCTACTCCTGTTGCTACTTGTACCATACTTTCACCAAACCCTGCTGCGTTTTCCTTCACTCCGTCCCAATCAAAACTTAATGCAGACTTTATAGTTTTACCTAAATATGTAAAGCTATCTACAATCCCTGTTATCCTATTTAAAAGGTTTGTCTTTATAGCTTCCCACAAGTCTTTGATTGCTTGTTGAGGGTCTGAAAAAGCTCCAACTATTACTTCACCAAAGCCTGACAATAAATCAGTAAGAACACTTACTACTGCACCTACTCCTGCTAAAGCTCTTTCTAACTTTTCAGCACCTCTCTTAGTACTTTTAAAGTAAGCAATTAACGAGCCTACTATTACTAAAAACGCACCTATACCTGTTGAAATTAATCCTGCTTTAATTGAACCGAACATTCCCTTAGCTGTTACTGCTGCTGAAGCAAAACCTCTTTTTACACCATTAAGAGAAATTCCCATAACTTTGAATTCACCTGCTGCGTTTCCTGCTTCTTTTCCTACTTCTCCTATGTTAGATTTTACGTTTATATTTATATTTTCGTCTGCCATAATTTTATTTTTAAAGTGCTACTCCTGTTTTTATTTGTGTCATTCTAATAGTTGAAGTCCATTCTATATCCATATTGTTAGCTCCTTTTACAGTCTGCAAGAAGTTTGTCCCTGATACTGAATTAATAGGTTGCCATCCACTTGTTGTGCCTGAACTTGCAGGTGATGTTCTACTC